GAGGCTGATCGGACGCTGGAGTTCAGCTTCAGCAGCGAGGCGCCGGTGGCGCGCTACTTCGGTAACGAGATCCTTTCTCACGAACGTGGCGCCGTTGACCTGGGCCGCCTGAACGATGGCGCTCCCTTGCTGTTCAACCACGACCCGGCCAAGGTGATCGGCGTGGTGGAACGCGCCTGGGTGGATGGCGAGAAAAAGCGCGGCATGGTGTCGGTGAAGTTCAGCCGCAATCCCTTTGCGCAGGAGGTGCTGAACGATGTCACTGATGGCGTGATGCGCAATGTGAGCGTCGGCTACCAAATCAATACCCTTGACGAACGAGGCGGCGACTTCGTGGCGAGCTCTTGGGCTCCTTACGAGGTTTCCCTGGTCGGCATTCCTGCCGATCCAACCATTGGAATCGGGCGAAGCCTGACCACCGATGGCGCGGCTCCGGCCGCACCAACTCCCGAACCTTCCCCCATCACCATGGAAGACCAGACCCCCAACATCGAGGCGGTGCGGGCCGAAGCAGCAGCTGAGGCCGCCACCGCAGAACGCAGCCGGATCGCCGCCATCTCGGCATTGACTGAGCGCCACGGCCTGAAGGACCTGGGCATCACCCTGATTGAGAACGGCCGCAGCATCGACGAAGCCCGCGCTGCGGTGCTCGACAAGATCAGCGCCAAGCCGGTCGAGACCGTCAAGCCGGTCGAAATGAACCAGCGTGACGCTGGCCGCTTCAGCATCACCGCCGGCATCCGCGCCGCACTGTCGGGCGACTGGAGCTCCTATGAGGCCGGCCTGGTGCGCGAGATGAGCGCCGAGGTGCAGAAGTCCATGGGCCGCGCGCCTTCGGCTGAGCGTGCCTTCTTCGTGCCGTTCAATGCGCTGACCCGCGCCACCTATGTCACCAGCGGCCCCACCACCGGCGGCAACCTGGTGCAGACCGACCTGCTGGATCAGGACTTCATCGAGTTCCTGCGGAACCGTTCGGTGATGCTGGCTGCTGGTGTCCGCACCATGCCCGGCCTGCAAGGCAACGTGGCGATCCCGCGCCGTTCCGGCGTGGCCAACACCTACTACCTCGCCACCCAGACCACTGCGATCACCCAATCGGAGAGCACCTTCGATCAGGTGACCATGTCGCCGAAGAACCTGGCTGCGCTGTCGAAGTACAGCCGCCAGACCCTGCTCCAGTCCACGCCTGGCATCGAGCAGCTGGTGCGCTCTGACCTGATCGATGGCCTCAATGTGGCCATGGATCTGGGCATCCTGAATGGCACGGGCACCGCCCAACCCATGGGGATCATGGGCACCACCGGCATCGGCGCGGTGGCGGCCGGCACCAACGGCGGCGCGGTCACGATGGAGACGCTGGTCAACCTGGAGACCGAGCTCACGATCGATAACGTCCCCGTCGATCGCAACACCGTCAGCTACGTCACCAACGCCAAGGTGATGGGCAACCTGAAGAAGCTCCGCGCTGGTGGCTCCACCACGACAGATGGTCCGTTCCTGGTCAACGACAACCTGCTGGCCATCGGCCGTGGTGGCACTCCGTCGATCGTCAACGGCTACCCCATCTACGTCACCAACCAGGTGCCGAGCAACCTGACCAAGGGCACCAGCACCGGCGTCTGCTCGGCCATCGTGATCGGTGACTTCAGCCAGGCCATGCTCGGTCTGTGGGGCAACGGCCTGGAGATCACCGTGGGCGAGGACGCGGATGACTTCAGCAAAGCGCTGACCAGCGTCCGGGGCATCGTGTCCTACGACGTGGCGGTGCGTGATCCCAAGGCCTTCGCGGCCTGCTTGGACGTGACGACCAGCTGATCGCGGTTCAGGTTCCTGATCCCGACCGGGGCGGCAATGCCGCCCCTTCCCTACATGCAGATCTTCATCCTTCGCAGCACCATCGCCAGCGGCCAGCCGCTCGAGGCCGGCAACGTCTACGACGTGTCGGATGACGACGCGCAGGTTCTGACCCGCATGGGCCGGGCCACCCTGGACCTGCCGGCACCCAAGCCAACCCGCAAGGTCAGGCCTGATGGCGATCACTGACGACGCCAGCTTTTACCTCGCCGATTTCGGCGTCCCGGTAACGGCTGGCGCATCGTCGGGCCTGGGTATCCTCGACCAGAACTCGGAGATGCTGCTGGGTGATCAGGTGGTGTCGGTGGATTATGCGCTGACCTGCGAGGCCAGCCTGTTCGGCAGGTTGGATTACGGCGGGCTGATCACCGTGGCTGGCAATGTCTATGAAGTGCGCCACCAGCCGATGCTTACGGGTGATGGCATGTTCTGCATCGTCCCGTTGGCGATGCTCCAGCGTTCCGGCAAGAACATCACGACCATCAGTGGCCTGCGCCTGGTGACCCAGGACGGGCGATCTTTGACCACCTTCGCCGCCTAGCCCATGGCTGACATCACGATTTCAGGGCTGCCCAACGCCACTGTGCTCACCGGCTCCGAGCGCGTGCCGATGGACCAGGCCGGTGTCACTGTCGACACGTCAGCGCAGGCGATCGCCAACCTGGCCACGCCGGTCACGGTGGGCCTGGGCAATGTCGACAACACCAGCGACTTGCTGAAGCCGATCAGTGCCGCCACTCAATCAGCGCTGGATCAGAAGGCAGCGCTGAGCCACACGCAGCCGGCCAGCAGCATCACCGGGCTGGCTGCCGTGGCCACCTCCGGTAGTGCCAGTGATCTGAGTAACGGCACTCTGCCAGCATCACGGCTCCCGAGCACGGCAGTGACGGCTGGCAGCTACACCAACGCCTCGCTCACCGTTGACGCAGCCGGTCGGTTGACGGCAGCGAGCAATGGCACGGCACCCGTGACCAGTGTCGCCGGCACGTCCCCCATCGTCAGCAGCGGCGGGCTAACCCCGGCGATCAGCATCAGCGCAGCCACCACCAGCGCGGCTGGTTCGATGTCAGCCACTGACAAGAGCAAGCTGGATGGCATTGCCGGCGGGGCCACAGCCAACAGCAGCGACGCCACGTTGCTGGCGCGGGCCAATCACACCGGCACCCAGGCCGCCAGCACGATTACCGGCCTGGGCAGCCTGGCCACGCAGAGCGCCACGCTTCCATCCGGCGCACTGGTCGGCACCACCGACACGCAGACCCTGACCGGCAAGACGCTGGGCAACCTGAAAGAGACGACCTACACCATCGCAGACGGTGCGGCGTTTGAGATTGATCCCGCCAATGGCCCGATCCAAACGATCACGCTAGGAGCTAATCGAACACCGGCAGCAACCAATTTTGCCAGCGGCCAAAGCGTCAAGCTGAAAATCGATGACGGCACCTCTTACGCCATCACCTGGACAACAGTTGGCGTGGTGTGGATTGGACAGACTGCAGGAGCCAGCGGCACGGCGCCAACGCTGGGCACGACAGGGTGGACGCATATTGAACTATGGAAGGAAGGGTCGATTATTTACGGCGCCCTCATTGGGTATTCGGCGACATGAGAAACCATTTTCTGAAGGCGGCTACGGGTAAGATTTTGTACGATACCGACGCGCAGGCTTACATCACGGCGGTAGAAACAGCAGACGGCCAAGCGCTGGAGACTGCCACCAAGAACGCGATCAACGCTTTTGTCGTTGGCTGCAAAGCAGATGGAATTTGGACCGCCATCAAGGCGAGCTGCATCCTGGCTGGAGCGCGAACCTTGGCCGGGGCATTGGTGCCGCTGGTGGGTACGGCGCCGACAAATGTTGGACCGTTTGTAACTGGGGATTACAACAGGAAGACGGGATTGGTGGGGGATGGCAGCACAAAAACTCTAAATACTAACAGACCGGAAAATGCCGATCCCCAAAACTCGGTTCACATATCAATCTATCAAACGCAAAATTTTTCTGCTTCTCAATATGTTTTATTTGGAACAGATAACGCCAGCGCAACGGGCTTTTATGTAAACGCGGACACGCTGTTTAATAGCTATAACCGAAACGCGAGTTTAATTGCTCAAGTTTCACAGGGTGTCGGCTTTGCTGGAAATAGCAGAGTCAATTCGTCCACG